GTTGTAGTTTCAATAACCTTAGGATAAGGATGGATAAAATTCGTACTTAGATCACCTTTATAATTAAGTCCGTCTGGTTGTAAATCTTTTAAATTTGTAGCATAAATAAATCTGCTTTTATTTTTAATTGATTGTTTACCTGTTTTTTCAAAAACTAATTCATTTGTTCCTTTTTTACCAAATTTGTCCATTTCCTTTCGAGAAATATATTCTATACCTTTTTTTCGACCTGGGTAATTTGGGTTTCGATTATATTCTTTAGCAACTTCGCTTTCTCCGGTTAAATCTTTTGCGTTCATATCTAAAAATTTATCACCTACTTTTATTTGAGGTGCGTTATCAATAATTAGTTGTAATTCTTCTACAGTTCTCATTTTAGAATATTGGTTAGCTCTTGTGCCTTCACGAAACCCTACTCTTCCGCCATCATTTAACCCTTGTGTAGAAAATTGATTTTTTAAATCAAACCTATCTCTAAACGTATAGGCCGTTGATTCGTATTCACCGGTTACTGGATTTACTATAAACTTTGTCATGTTAGTGAAATAATACCTCCTTTTGCTTGGTTTGGTTTATCGTCCGGATCAAAATAATCATCAAAATTTTCATCATATAATGATGTTGGTTCTTCAACCGTATCGTCTCCAAGATTTTCAACTTGTTTTGCTAAAGCTTTTCTTCGTCCTATTTCTAAAACTTGATCTTCTGGCTCCATTTTTAAAATAGCACTTGCTTCGCTTGTTGATATACCAAGTTCTTGTGCAAGTTTTTTAGCCGGTGCAATATTCTGTGGACCAAAATCTGTTTTTTGAAAGAAGTCCATAGTTCCATCATCATACTCCACGAACTTTTGACCTTTTGGTAAAGGTCCAGTTAATTCTTTAAACACGTTTGGATCATTAGCAAGTTCTGGTTTAGCTTTTATTTCTTTAATCATACCTGGAAAATTTTTGTTAATATACTTAGAATCAGCGTCTGTTTTACCTAAAGCATCTTTAAGAGTATTTTCTAATCTTGCAATTACCACTTGTGCTTTTGTATATTTACCCTGACCTGCTTTTTTAGGTATTCTTGATTGTAACGTATCAGTTATTCCTTTTGTGCCATCATCTACAGAAGGATTTTTAAGGTACTCAAATTTATTTAAAGGTGCAGCATTCATGTCTGTTAAATTTTTCATTCTTAGGTCATCAAACATTTTAATATTACCACCTAACTCTTCTGTGATATTTAAAGCAGTTAATTTATCTTTATTACCTCGTAAAGAAGCCATTAAATATTTATAATTAGAATGGTTTTTAGGAACCATTAATCTTTCTTGTTCGTTTATTTGTTTTATTGCTTGTTCTCTAGCGTTGTCAAAAAATGCCTTGTTCATAGTTACAGGTTTATTACTTGATATATCTAATGCATTAGGATCAAAGTATTTTGGATCAGCAAAACCTTCGTCTATCATTGTTTTTGTCATTTTATCTTTAGGAATTACACCTTTACCGCCTTCAATAACTTTTGGTTTAAAACCTTTAAACATTTCTTGTGCTTCCGCCAAACTTTCTTCTTTGGTTGGTAATTGATCATCTTTAGGTCTATAAAGATTTTTTCTTTTAATTTCCATATCCGATAATTCCTCGGATAGTTCCTTTAACTTTTCAGCTCTGCCCAAAATACTTTCACTAGAAGGTTTTTTGGAAGCTGCGATGTAGGCATCATAAATCATTTGTGGATCTTTTTTGTCTGCAATAAGATCTGTCTCTAATCTTTTAAGTTCTTGTTTTAATTCTCTTTCAATTTTTACATTTTGTACTAAATTATTTTTTTGAGCTGTAGTTAAAGCTAATTGATTATCTTTTGCATATTGTAAATCTTGTGTAACTTTTGGTGACATACGATCTAACTCAGATTTTAATACAGCATACTTACTACCAACCGTTCCATCTATTTTAGAAAGTACAAAATCGCTTTTTAAAGGATTTGAAAAAGTTGAGTTAATTGACATAAGCTCACCTTTTTCTACTTTAGAAGGTATTCTAATTATTTCATTACCTGGAATAACGGGTTCTAATTTTTCTGGTGCTTTAACACCTGTTGATTGTTCAGCAAGTTCTTTAGCTAACTTTTCTCTACCCTTACCTAATGTTTTAGAAAAGTATGTGTATGCTTCTAAAAATGCTTTTATACCATCGTCAAATATTGCCATTAATAATAAACCTTATTCCTGGGCTCAGTTTTTTCATCTACATAGTCTTCTGGGTGAGTTATTAATCCGCCCTGTCTAAATCGCATGATCGCTTGTGTAGTCGAGTCAACAAGGTCATCATGATCCCCATAAGGGAACGCTGCGCATTCTTCAATTACTTCTTCCGCAAACTTCTTATCTGGCGCCCATATCATTCCAGACTCAAAAAGCGGTGCACACGCATTTACTCTAACATGTTTATCATTACCTTTACTAGGTGTAAAGTTAACGACAGGTATATCCATCTGCCTTAGTTCATAGGTCAAAGGCAGTCCTGAGGCCTTTGCTTCTACAATGACTGTTTCTGGATTCCAATATTTATACTGTTCCAGAGCCAATCTACGTAATTCAGGAAACTCGTATCTACCTTTAATAGCATCAAGAAGTATCAAATTTGCTGGCTGATCTTCTGAAGGATAGAATACTCCCCACGTTGTAATGGCAGAATAGTCAGCAGTTTCCTTTTTCAAGTACGCTGTATCGTAAGACTGTATCACATGTTGTAGGGCAGGTATAGTATCTTTTGTATATTTCATCCACCACTCACGTTTAAGAATAGCGCCCTCTTCTGACGTTGGGTTCTGCATCCATTGTGCGTTCCATTTGCCAACAGGCAAGGTTGCTTTTACTTTCTCTAACTCTTCTAAGTTCCAATACTCTGGCCACACAGGCTTTGCTTCTTCTGTTCCTTGGTCCATGATTGCTGGAAATTCGACCACGTGCCACTGATCAGACTTAGCTTCTTTTTGTTTTGATAGTAGTATGCCTGTTAGATCTTTAGTAGACCATCTAGTCATAACCATAATAATTTTACCACCTGGTTGCAAACGCTGACGTGGTCCTGATGTATACCACTCGTAAGCATTTTCTAATGCAGTAGATGACATTGCATCTTGCTCAGAATGTGGGTCATCAATAATCAAGAGGTCTGCACCACGGCCCGTGATTGCTCCTCCAACACCAGCTGCAAAGTATTCACCACCCTGAGCTGTCTCCCATCTACCCGCAGCTTGAGAGTCTTCTTGTAATTTTGTAACAAAAATTTTTTTATATTCTTCACTATCAATTAAATGTTTAGCCTTACGACCAAACCTAATTGCAAGTTCTCCTGTGTGCGTGGCTTGAATAATTTTTAATTTTGGATTACGGCCCACCATCCACGCTGGTAGTAAGTGTGAGGCAAACTCAGACTTTGTATGCCTTGGTGGCATATTAATAATTAATCTATTTATTTTGCCTTCTGCTAATTCGTTAAATTTTTTTGCAATATGTCTATGGTGTGATCCTTCAATGAACTCGGGCCAAACGCATTTTACAAAAGAAAGAAAATCATCTTTTGCTTTTGCCTGTATCTTTCGTTCAGCATACATAACCTGCAGTTTTAAAAAATCTTTTTTAACGTCTGAGGGAAGTTTACTTATGTCTACTTTATTTAAATCCATAAAAAATTTTTAAAATTTTTTTGCACCTTTATAAGATGTTTAATAAGTTTTTAACACCCTTGTCTGTCTAAATCAAGCAATACAACCTAGAGTAGTGGGACCCCTTTTTACTATAAAGGGGGTATGGTCCCTTGGTCCGTGGCTAGTTTGGTAATGGGTCTGGTACCTCTATTGATGTGTGTATGTGGAAGCGCGCCCCGCAGGGGCGCACAACCTGTGATTGTTAGTCTAGTAATGTCATGTATGCTGATACATTTAGTCTGCTAAACTTATCTAACTTCTTCTGCATTGTAGTATAGTCCTCGTTAACTTCTGCAGTCTTAATGTCTATGTATAATTTATGCTCGTCCTCGGTCAACATTGCTGACTGACCAGAGTAAGGGTTAGTTGTTTTTATTTTAGTTGTCATATATATGTATCCTTTCTATATCCCTTATAGTCCTATTCTGTCTGTGTGTCAACCCCTCGTTCAGTTATATTCCACCCACCGTAATAGCTTTCGCTTTTTGTAGGGTCATTGATTGGTGTTTCAAGTGCCTCGTGCCTCGGTGCTATTGCAACGATACGCTCTATATGTTCTTTAAAGAAATCAGTATAACAACCTTGACTACAAAAATATTTAAAGGGTGTAAAATATTCATTGTAATGAGGGTTGTCTTTAATCTTACGAGTTCTTAGGACCTTGCTACCTTTACTGCCTCGGACTCGGTCCTGTGTTCGTGACTCATGACACTTCGGACCATGACACCATTTATAATCGCTCATATGTACCATAACAGTATTACAACTGCCCCTATTACCCCTACTATAAATTCTACTTCCATTTTTTCCTTTCATTTAGTTCCCATAGTTTTCTGTCGTAGTGTGCTATCATTATTTCTGATACAACAAATAATAAAAAGCCTAGGGTTATAAACCCTAGACCAATATATAATAATGTATTCATAATGCTCTCCAACTTATTAAGACAAGTGCAATTATTGTTATTATAAAAGTAAGTTCAATCATATTCTGACCTTTGCCTCTCCGACAGCCATTCTCCAACCGTCTGCGTCTAAGTCCCAATAGACTAAGCAAGGTGTGTCATTCTTTGATGTAAATGATTTGCCTTTAGTTCCGTCTGGTTTATCATACTGACCTTTACGTGTAATAAACTTTTTGTGTTTTGTTGCGAAGTAAGTTATGTAAAACATTATGTCCTTTCTGTTGTTTATAGGACTATCCTATTACAGATAGCCCTATATGTCAAATGTTAATTTAATGGTGTGGCTTTTAATTTATCAAGTTCTTCCTTTGCTCTTTGCTCAATTTCATATTTAAACCTTTCATTAATCTTGTCCTCTCTAGTCTGATTTTTATTCTTCATGCCCTTAATCATGTTAGCAAGATTTGTAGGGTTGTAGATTGTTAGCCCTGTTGAATTAGTTTTAATAAGTTCTGCCTCGTCAACTTTTATTCCTAACTCACTTGCCAACTCAATGCCCTCGCTTAAATATCTATATGCTTTCAATCCGATTTTTAATTGATCGCATTGTTTCATTATAGAGTTTATCCAAGTTTGATGAGTGCTAACAACTTTAGCTTTTATCATTCGCCATTCTTCAAACTGACTATATTCTTCTTTAGTACAAGCGATTGCTCTACTTCTACAATAAGAAGTTCCAATGACATCAGCATAAAATGGTGCGTTGAAATCTTTAGTCATTCCAATTCCGTCGTCGTTATGCCTACTATCTTTGCCGAGTGCTTTATTACACATATCAACATGCTTTGTTTTGTGTGGGTTGCTATCCTTACCAGATTGTTGCGCTATGATATCTGGGTTGCAACCTTTCTCTTTTAGTTCTTCTCTAAAATATGCGTGTGCAAAGTGTTCAGTATCTTCGCTTGAATACTCTTGCCCATTTACATTGCCGAATAAACCAAAATCAAAATGTGATTTTGTTTCTGTCTGTTCGCCCTCGTCATTTACATCTTCGTTGTGTGCAAAGTAAAAGCATTTATCTTTTGCAACTACATCACAGGGGTCGCCATATCTTTTTTTGAATACTCGTAGAGTATCTACATCTTCTTTTGGATATGACCTTTCAACAACTGCTTTTGCTAATTTAAATGTTTCTTCCTGTGCTACATTAAAATTTTCTCTAGCTTGTAGAAATGCCTGTTGCTCTTGCGTTTCTTCTTTTTCAAATACATCTTTAATTCTATTATAGAATTTGTTTCTGTATTCGGTGTTCATTCTTATTTTTGCTGACATATAACCTTTCTTTGTTTGTTTATAATTATCCTATATTATCCCTTGACAATCTAATTGTCAATGCTTATATTGAATTAGGTATTACAGAATGACTGCGAGATATAAATCGCTATAACTTAGGTCGTGAAGTACCAATTGCGGACTAGATGGCAAATTCTAGAATGACCCATCCGCCTATGTAGCTTCTGTAGTCCTTTCGGGTTTAATCTGGTGTTAATAGCACCAGCTTGAGCCCAGAATACAAAGATGAGACTGAGGGTATAAACCTCTATAAGTATGGTTGCGACTTAGGATAATGGACCTGTCCTCAAACCGGTGGTAAACTGCAGTCCCGGACCCATTCTGGCTTTTGTATTCTGGGGTCAAGAAACTTGAGCCCTGATCACAGGTTGAAATAATCTGTACTAGTCTGGCGACGGCCGGGCCTGTGATCTGGGGTCAAGTAGTAACGAAAGTTATGTGCTGACAGGTATAAAGATGATCACGAGCAAGATGGATGACCATTTACTTGACCACTTTAGAATGATTCTAAACTATAAAAAAATTAAAAAAAGCTTCAAGCCGCAAGCTCCAAGCAACAAGCAGCTTGACAAATCCGGGTAATAGGATAGTATAGGACTAGAAAGAGAGGATTAATATGACACAAAAAGTATATGGTATGACAGATGTTATACACGAAGTAAAAAGAATGGCGGATGCAATGGAAGAGATCCTACGACTGGTGAAGGAAGATCAGGCACAATACAAAAAGAAATCAAAAGATGAAGAAGAGAATTAAACACAATGACCTGCTGCCATGGTTCACGATGGACCATGGCCAGCTGCCGGCTGCATACCTGAAGCACACGCAGAAA